GCATTAGTATTAGTAGTGCTTAGTGTTGTAACTCCAGTGATACTCAGTTGAGTTGCACCTAAGGCATTAGTATTAGTAGTGCTTAGTGTTGTAACTCCAGTGATACTCAGTTGAGTTGCACCTAAGGCATTAGTATTAGTAGTGCTTAGTGTTGTAACTCCAGTGATACTCAGTTGAGACCCATTAACGATTCCTAAAGTAGAAACACCAGTAATAGTGGTCTGAGTTGCCTTAAGATCAGTTACTGTTGAGACTCCAGAAACATTAAGTTGTGATACTCCAGTGACACCTAGAGTAGATACTCCAGTAATTGTAGTTTGAGTTGCCTTAAGATCAGTTACTGTCGTGACACCGGATACATTAAGCTGTGATGCTCCAGTGACACCTAAAGTTGAGACTCCAGTAATTGTAGTTTGAGTTGCTTTGAGATCAGTTACTGTTGAGACACCAGTGATACTTAATTGAGATCCATTAACAACACCTAAAGTTGAGACTCCAGTAATTGTAGTTTGAGTTGCCTTAAGATCAGTTACTGTTGAGACACCGGATACATCAAGTTGCTTAGCAAATAAAGTTGATCCAGTAACTGTAGTGATTCCAGCAAAAGTTGAGACTCCAGTGATACTCAACTGAGATCCACTAACAACACCTAAAGTTGAGACTCCAGTAATTGTTGTTTGAGTTGCTTTAATATCTCCTACGGTAGTAACACCAGTGATGCTTAATTGGGAACCATTAACGATTCCTAAAGTGGAAACCCCAGTGATTGTGGTCTGAGTTGCCTTTAGGTCTGTTACAGTAGTAACTCCAGTAATACTCAACTGAGATCCATTAACAACACCTAGAGTAGAAACTCCGGATACGTTAAGTTGAGTTGCACCTAAGGCATTAGTATTGGTAGTGCTTAGTGTTGTAACACCAGTTACATTGAGTTGTGATGCTCCTAAGGAATTCGTATTAGTTGTACTTAAAGTAGAAACTCCAGTAATACTCAACTGAGACCCATTAACGATTCCTAAAGTGGAAACTCCAGTAATAGTGGTCTGAGTTGCTTTGAGATCAGTTACTGTTGAGACTCCAGAAACATTAAGTTGTGATACTCCAGTGACACCTAGAGTAGATACTCCAGTGACATTAAGTTGAGTTAAATCTCCAGTTCCGCCATTAACACTAGTGGAGACTCCTGCTGTGGATGCATAAGTAGAGACTCCTGCTGTGGATGCATAAGTTGCTACACCGGCATTAGAAGCATATGCAGAATTTCCTCCTGTAGCAGTAATTGTTGCAATTCCTAATGAAAAACTTACTGATAGATTTGATCCAAAATCAATTGTCCCAGCGGTTCCAACGGTGGATCCATCGTCCTGAACTACAATTCCAGATCCTGCTGCAATTATTCCGGTCAATCCAGAACCATCACCATGAAATGATGATGCAGTGATTACCCCAGTAGCATTTATTTGCTTAGCATACAAAGTCGATCCGGTGATTGTGGTAATCCCACCCAGTGTAGTCACACCAGTTACATTGAGTTGTGATGCTCCTAAGGAATTCGTATTAGTTGTACTTAAAGTAGAAACTCCAGTAATACTCAACTGAGACCCATTAACGATTCCTAAAGTGGAAACTCCAGTAATAGTAGTTTGAGTTGCCTTAAGATCAGTTACTGTTGAGACACCAGTGATACTTAATTGAGATCCATTAACAACACCAAGAGTTGAAACACCAGTGATTGTAGTTTGAGTTGCTTTGAGATCAGTTACTGTTGAGACTCCAGAAACATTAAGTTGAGATGCCCCAGTAACACCTAAAGTAGAAACACCAGTGATTGTAGTTTGAGTTGCTTTGAGATCAGTTACTGTTGAGACACCAGAAACCCATAGTTGCTTAGAGAATAATGTTGATCCAGTAACTGTAGTAATTCCAGCAAAGGTAGAAACACCAGAAACATTAAGTTGAGATGCCCCAGTAACACCTAAAGTTGAGACTCCAGTAATGGTGGTCTGAGTTGCTTTGAGATCAGTTACTGTTGAGACACCAGTGATACTTAATTGGGAACCATTAACGATTCCTAATGTTGAGACTCCAGTAATGGTGGTCTGAGTTGCTTTGAGATCAGTTACTGTTGTTACACCGGATACATTAAGTTGTGATGCTCCAGTGACACCAAGGGTTGAAACCCCAGTGATTGTAGTTTGAGTTGCCTTTAGGTCTGTTACTGTTGAGACGCCAGAAACCCATAGTTGCTTGGAGAATAGCGTGGATCCAGTGACCGTAGTAATTCCAGCAAAGGTAGAAACACCAGAAACATTAAGTTGTGTTGCATTTAATGATGATGTGGTGGTGGTTGTTAGTGTAGTAACACCAGTGATCGTTGCATTTCCAAAAACAGTTAAGGCATCAGTTGCTGTTGTAGTTAAAATGCCAAGATGACCTTTTCTAATTAGAACGTCATCAGTTGCATCTATAAATTCAACAGAGTTTATTGCTGAGGATGAATTGTTGAAGTTGAGGTCCCCATCAACGTCAACATTCAAATACCAACCTTCGCTGCCATTTTGCTCTTCAATGTAAATTGCCGATTCAGCAACTGTGCTGCTATTTGGGAGTGTCTTAAAAGCAGTTGCCCCTCTATTAACAACGACATTTGAAACATTTCCTACTACAAATGCTGCAACATAATCATTGGTTCTAATTCCAACAGAAGTAGCAGATCCAATTACATTAATATTATTTGAAAATGTAGAAACTCCGGATACGTTTAATTGCGTCACTCCAGTTCCATCTAGAGTTGTTATACCAGAAACATTGAGTTGGGTGGCGACTAAAGAATTGGTATTAGTTGTGCTTAAAGTAGTAACACCAGATACGTTAAGTTGGGTTAGACTTCCTGGACCACCACTAACACTAGTAGAGACTCCAGCATTAGAAGCATAAGTAGAGACTCCTGCTGTGGATGCATAAGTTGCTATACCAGCGGTAGTGGCAGTTCCCGTCAGATTTCCAACAAATCCTGACGCGGTTACAATACCAGCATTAACTATATTTCTACCATCATCAATAATGGTAGATCCTTGTATTTTAATTGCCATTACCGTCTTCGCGTTACGCTAGGTAGTCTTTATTATTTATCAATGCGTTTTTTAAGATCTTCTATCTCAATTTGTTGCTGCTTCACACATTCTATTAAAAGACCAATTAATCCATTATAATTCACTGTTTTGCTTTCTTCGCCAGACACCAATTCGGGCAAAACTTTTTCAACTTCTTGAGCAATCACGCCCAATGAATTTCTGCCACTTTCTTTCCACTGGAAATTTACACCTTGCAGTTTAATAACTTTATCTAACGGACTGTCAATTACACTTATGTTTTGCTTTAGATTGACATCAGATGCGGAGTTAAAATCTGTCGCAGTTACTATTCCAGTAAAATATCCATCTCCGGAAACTGTTAATCTTGAAGTCGCATTAGTGGTTCCAACACCAATATTGGACAAGGTGTGAATGCCAGCGCCAGCCGCAACCCAGTAAGAATTTCCGGCGCCTCCCGTAGCACTAATAGTAACATTTCCTGTGGATTGATTTATTGAAATTCCAGATCCAGCAGTTAAGGATGTTACGATTCCGGTTAAATTGGATCCATTACCAACAAACCCAGATGCAGTTACAACTCCAACACTCATTCCCAATGAGGATGTATTTCCTAACCCAAGAGTGGTATTAAGATCTTGTGATCCTGCACCGCCGGCTGATGCTCCGACCCATTTTCCAGTCGAACTATCATATCTTAGATATTTTCCATCGACTTTAGCACTATCTCTATCAATATCATCTAGGAATTCAAGACGAGTTTCACCGCCACCACCAATAGAAGCAAGCTGCTGCTGAACACGATTAATGAATATTCTGTAATGTTCCTGAAGTTGCTGCAGAGTTACAAAATTCTGATCAAGAGGCGTTACTGGATCTGAATTTTTTGTTGATGGCGCATCAACAATAATTGTTTCTGTAAGAATCTCTCTTTCATTAAACTTATTAAAGACCTCTTCCAGTCTGTTTAATTTTTTATTTAATTCGTGACTTTTTTCTTCAAGTCTATCTACTGGTATTTTTTTAATTACGTCACGAATGAGTTCTTCCTGAATATTTTCAATATATTCATTCTGAGTTTTGATATGTGATTCATTACGAAGTATCTCAACTTCCAGATCGGATATTTTCTTAGTAAGATCTTCCTTATACTGCTCAACCTCTTTTAATTCCCTATCGACTTTTGATGGAAGTGCCTTGATTCTATCAACATCCAATTCAGATACTGTTTTATCCAGCACCTGAAATTCTTTTAATATTACCGAAAGGCTGCTTTCATTGATACTCTCTAATGTGCTTGTAAGTTCTTCATACTTCTTATCTACAAACTCACCAATTCCATCAAGAGTTTGATTAACATTCTCCTCTAATTCCTCATATCTACTGTTAGTCCTATATTCAGAATCAACTATTAACTTTTTATACTTTGGAACTTCGATCTCCAGAAATTCATTTACAGACTGAGTTAGTGTAGAAACATCCAGTCTAATTTCTGTCAGATTCTTCTGATTTATTCCTTTAACTTTATTTTGAAGTTCTGATATGCTTTGCTCAACTACAATAAGTTGAGACATCATAGCACGATCAAGATCTTCCCTTTTTAAAAGATTTTGTATTTCGGATTGAACATCATCAACTCTACTAGAAAGATGATTTACTCTTTCTATATTAATTCTGTAATTGTCCAGAGTCTCAGAAAATTCAGAAAGAACTTCGATCTTTTCTAGATTGCTTTTAAAAGATTCAAATGCAGCAGAAAACGTGTTCAGATTGACATCCTTCGACACACTTTGAATCGTGCTGTCAACTGAAACAGAGTCTTCCTTCTTCTTAAAATAATCCGATGGTCTCTTAAGTGCCACTATTACAATCACTTACTTATAGGAATATTTATTATAAGCGATAACCTCCTAAATATCAATATCTACTTCTAGTTACGGACATGGCCAAATCCGCAAACAAAGGTTCAAAAAAAGGTCCCGCTAAGCAAGGTAAACAGAATCAAGGAAATACAACTGCTAAGAAAGCAAAAAACGGCGGCAAAAAGAAGTGAGGTATTATGCCAAGAGAATGGAATACTCCAAAGCGTGAGCCTTGGAATGCTCCGATTCATAATATTTTAAAGGCAATTGACAATCACACTCAAGAATATTTCAAGAGTGGAGATACTTGGCATCTGGAAAAAGCATCCATGCTTAGAGCATATGTTAATGAACTCAAAACCTGGATTCATAAAGAAGAGGGAAGATGATTCTATTTACACTACTAACAATTAATGTGGTGGGGTTTTCTATTGTTGGACCGGATTTATGTAAACTTGATCTTTACGATTCGCACAAAAAAGAACTATCATCTGCTCTAATATATTGCTCGACACCTGAAGATATTTCTGATATAATAACTAAATTTGGAGAATTAAAATGAATGGATTTCCCTGGGAAGTTGCTTTCGGTCTTGCTATGGTTATGGCTGGAACCCTCTATTGGGTATTCTCAATTTTACAGGAAGCAAACGCAGAAATGCAAATCAAAGAAGAGTCGGATGATTAAAATGTACACATATTACATCAAAGAAATTGTTAGAGTAATTGATGGAGATTCTTTTGTAGCAAGAATCGATCTAGGATTTCATACATATCTTGAAAAGAATATCAGATTATTGGATATTGATGCTCCAGAGTGTCGCACGTTAGATGAAAACGTAAAGGCATATGGACTAAGGGCAAAAGAAAAACTTCAAGAATATCTTACCAGTGGCGATGAAAAACTAATTTTCGTCAGCACTAGTATTGAAGATAAGTATGGAAGAGGATTGGGAATAGTCTATAAAGAAGGCAGAGACGTAACTGCCAATGAATTCATGCTTGCCAACGGATACGCATGGTCTTATGATGGGGGAAATCGTGCAGGAGAAGACCTTCATACACTAGCAGAACTATGATCCTAGAACTTCTAGCATCACTCACAATTCCCATGCATGGAGTTGTGACGCAGAGAATAAGAGAGCATCATCAAGCGATTGATATTGCATGTATGGTTGGTGAACCTATATACGCTGCTCATGATGGTGTTGGAAGAGGAAGCACATCTCACACTCATGGAAACACATTTATTCTAGTGAGTTCTGATGGATTGGAAACCCGATATAGTCATATGGATACGATGAAACCTGCGGGTTCCTATAAAACTGGTGAACAAATAGGAACTTGTGGCAATACAGGTTCTTGGTCTACTGGCCCACATTTACACTTTGAAGCATCTAATCTCTCTGTTTTAAACTTTCTTTATAATCCCTCACATTGATTATTATGCTGTATGTTTATCAGTTAAATGAAAATACCATCATTCTACATGATGGGTATATACAGACAGGTGTGTATAACAATTATACTGTAGAGAAATTTTTGAATTTAATCAATAAAGACGATATTCAATACACAGAAACTAATTGGTGTCCGGATATTTTTATCCATAGATATAAAAGAGCTAATTTTCAGAAGCACCTAAAAGTCGCAACTATAGGGTCAACCGATAATAGCTCTCAACCTATTGATATTTTTTATTGACAATCTAATCTTTATGCTTTTTCTTTTCCTCGATCCACCAATCGGGGTCTTTTTTTGTGCGCCATTTGGGCTCTGGAATTCCACTTTCAAAGTACCAATCACTTATTGCTTTGGAAATAATCTCACCAGTTTCCATCACTCTCTTCCTCATCATCAAGATCTCCATATGGGTTTTCCAAATATGGTCCTCTGATTCGTTCTGGTTCATGTGCGACATAATCGACTTCTTTAGTGGTTTCTGTTAACCATAATGCAAGTTTCGTCACCACAAAAATAATTGCCAAAGGCAAAAAGCACAATGACAGAAGGACAACATGATTCATACAGATTTACTCCAAAGATTTCCTTCCTCAATTCTTCTCTTACGAAGTCCCTCTTCTACCCTACTGCCAGGGTTTCGATAGAGGTATAATGCATCAGGAACTTTGCTCCATTCACCATTCTTCAAAACTCTAGTGATTGTTTCAAAATTTGCGCCACCATAAAAATATGCGCCAAGATTATATGCAAAGGATAATAAGGCACCTCTTTGATTATCATTCATATTTTCCCAATGTGGAATTCTTTCCAGTTGAGGAAGATACTTTTTAAGTAGAGACTCATAAAGAAGTTTATCTGCTTCTTCCTGAGTAATTGTGTCTCCAATTCTAAATGGTTGTCCATTCATTCTAGAGGTGCTTCCCCATCCAATAGTAATTGGAAGACCTCCTGTTCCGGGATCATAGTATGCTTTTAATTTACACCCCTCATATTTCTTAATTAGATCTACTCCAACTTTAGGAATATTATCATAATCATATTGATGAATAGAAACTTCCTTTCTATAAATTTTTGTAAAGTGATCTAAAACACTTTCATCAACATGTTCTTGAAGATAATCCCAGGCATCCATTTGATGAGATTCCTGATTATACCAAAATGCAGCATCTTTAAATTTCATAGTCATGAGAATGTCCTGCCCCAACCTGTTTTATCAACTTTTTGTGTCAACCAGCGATATTCCAATACATTCCTTTTATATACAACTCTCTTTCCATTTGTAACTGGTCCAGTATATCCATCATTTAAGGATCCATATGGATCATTGACAACATAATCACCATCTTTGGTTTTTCCTATGGCAACAATCATATGCCCGCCATAAGGTCTAGTCAAAGGTCCACGATGAAGAATTCCTAGAACAACTGGTTTTCCATTTTCAAGTTGTTTATCTAGGTCAGAAAATCCCATAGTTTGTGTGAAACTACTCTCCACTCCATATGATTTTAACACTCTGGTTTGAACAGAATGATCGGGAGAATCTCCAATCGCAAACACCTTTCTAAGGTATTCATCATCTCCACGTTCCCCCTTAAGTGTTCCAGGCTTTAAGTATTCCAAACACATAGCACAGGAGGAACTATTGCATGTTCTATCTTTATCTCTATAATTATCTGTCTGTGGATAATATGGGACATTTAGAATATCTTCTTGTAATTTCGTTCTATAGATACGAACCCAATTGGCACCTTCATCCAATAACTCCACGCACTTTTTCTGCATATCAACTTCCAACTGCTCCACAGCAGCAACATGCTTCGGATTAGTCGGATCAAAAAATTCAAAAAAATTGTGAAGATCTACAGTCATATTCCTATCCCAATACTAAATTTTATTTAGTTCCTTCGCACCATGAATTAATATAATTCTCCTGATCTTCTGTTAGAGTATCAATCTCGATTCCCATTGCTTCTAATTTAAGACGAGCAATCTCGGCATCTTTTTCTGCCGGAACGGGATGAATTCCTGCTTGCAGTTTTCCGCGATTAAGAACAAGATGCTCAACCGCAAGTGCTTGATTGGCAAAACTCATGTCCATAACGGCAGATGGATGACCTTCTGCTGCGCCAAGATTTACAAGACGACCATCTGCAATTACAAAAATATTATTAAATTCCAACTCATATTTTTTTACATATGGACGAACCTCAGTCACAGAATTTGCCAGATTCTCAAGTGATTGCATATCAATCTCATTATCAAAATGACCAGAGTTGCATACGATCGCACCATCTTTCATAGAGCGAAGATGATTACGACTAATCACATGCTTATTACCAGTCACAGTGATAAAGATGTCCCCAATAAAGGCAGCATCCTGCATGGTTGTAACCTGATATCCCTCAAGAGTTGCTTCAATTGCTTTTACTGGATCAATTTCCGTAACAATGACATTTGCACCCATACCTTTTGCTCTAAGTGCAACTCCTTTGCCACACCACCCAAATCCAACAACAACGACAGTCTTTCCCGCAAGAAGAATATTAGTGGCGCGGACAATTCCATCTAAAGTCGATTGTCCAGTGCCATAACGATTATCAAAGAAATGTTTGGTCTGAGAATCATTTACATTAATTGCAGGATGCCTAAGGACTCCATCATTCATCATCGCACGAAGGCGAACAATTCCAGTGGTAGTTTCCTCTGTGGTTCCAATCAGATCATCAATTTGCTCTGGGCGATCTTTTACTAAAGTTGCAACAACATCAGATCCATCATCAATAATAATTTGTGGACGATGATCTAAGGCAATCTGAACATGTCGCAGATAGGTCTCATTATCTTCTCCCTTGATTGCATATACAGGAATTCCATACTCAACTAGTGCAGCTGCAACATCATCTTGTGTAGAAAGTGGATTGCTGGCAATCAGAATGGAATCTGCCCCAGCATCTTTAAGTGCCATGCAAAGTTGAGCAGTTTCTGTAGTGACGTGATTGCAGGATACTAAGCGAATTCCTTCTAGAGGTTTTTCTTCTGCGAATCTTTCACGAATACTTTTGAGAACTGGCATTTCTCTTGCCGCCCATTCAATACGTTGTCTACCAAGTTCAGACAAACCAATATCTTTAATTTCGCAATTCACCATTCAACTTCTCCAAAGAATAAAAAAAGGGGGAAGAATCCCCCGTAATATCTATACTAGATCAGAAACGCCATGCTGCACCCACAGTTGGAACGAGTGTGGATCCATTACCAAGTCCATACTTAAGATCACCAAAAAGAACAACATTCTCAGCAATCTCTTTCTCTACACCACCCTGAACATATCCAACTGTTGCATCACGTCTGGTAAGAATGCCCCGCTCAGGACGCCATCCCCAATAACTTGGACCAGATTCACGGAAAGCAACTCCTCCTCCAACATAAACATTAATCTTTTCGCCCACAGCAAAATCATAAGTAAGTCCAAGAGCAGCCTCAGAATAATCTGAGAATGTGACCTGAGGGCGGAAAGAAAGTGGCGCCTTTACATCCAGTTCACGAAGATCAAGTCTTCCTATAACAGATGGGGCAGCGCCCTGGCCATTGACACCAATTGCAACACCAGCACCCGCGTAGGATCCACGTAGACCATGAGTAGCGGGAGTAGCAGGAACAGCATCAGTAATCTGACTGTTTACTTCTGCGGGAACGGTGGCCGGATCAGCGGCGAAAGTAGGAGCAGCGAACGCAAGAATCGCAGCACCAGCAAATAGTTTAGTAATCATATATACTCCTTTCTAATAATTACAAGGTTTATTTATCAAGTCCATAAATGGACAAAGGAATATTACTATATTAAGAGATCTTAAGTCAAGTATTTTATGTTGTTTGTGATGGTTCCGTAACACGTCCCAGGAATGGATTATAATCCATAAGTTTAGAAATATCCGTCTGAGCTCCCATTTGTGTCCAAAAATCCAACAGTCCGTCATGCGATTGTCTATGAAACGCATTAATATGTTCTGGATGAATAGAAGATCCCAACTCTATTTTATAGAGGAAGAGGGGCATACTATAAGTATTCCCAGAATTATAAAGCAGGTCATCCGCAACGGCACGTGGTTTTACACCATTATCAAGTTTATACTTATCGCCACGAACATGAAGTCTAAGCATCTTTTCTGCATGATGCCTAGTAATTACATAACATGCTGTAGAAAAGTCGTTCACAAATCTCTTATGCAAATGAACGTGCAGATCTCCAGTGCAAATAATTGCCAACTGTAACACATCCCAATCATAAGGAACTCTAGAGATTACATCCGTCCAGGTAAAGTTCCAGTATCTAGCAATGTCAATGTTGCAATCATCTTCCATAATGATTGCATATGGACTATCAGAAGTTTCATACCAATGCTTAATTGCCTTTAGATGGGACGTTACACATCCAATCTCTCCAGAAGATACTGCTTCCGGATATCTACCCTTAATAATATCACTAAGATCATCTTCGCGCCCATCATAGGCAGAAATTCTAGTATAATCCTCCAATTCCCAATACTTAAACTGATCCTCCATATATTCCCAACGATCTGGTTGACCATCAAGATTGATCAAATAAATGGGACCAAAATTACGCAATTTATAAACTGATTTATTTTTATCCATAATGTTGTTCACAGAGTCTTAAGAATCGTATCAAGGACTTTCATCTTCTGATTATATAGGTCAACTTTTCCATCCCATAGAGATCCCCCTCTAAAGTGAAGAAACTTTCCATCAATAAAATGCTCCATATTCAGTAATTCTATTCCCCTATAAAGTCCTCCAAAAGTGGGTTCTAATTCTTTCACCCGAACATTATTTTCTTTAAGGAAATAATAGGTGTGTCCACCACTATCACACATTTCCCCCTCAATGTTGCCAAGATTGAAATTAAGATTTCCATTCATTTTTAATACTTGCTTCATGTCAAAGAACATGATTCCATTCCAGATATACCTAACATGTCCTCTCTGCGAAAGACTGGCAGAAATAGGATAATCCCCCATAAACTCATATGGATCAAAAGATTCCATTAAAAACATGTCAGAATCCAAGAAAAAGACTAAATCATCTTGGCATTCCTTAGTGATAATATTATCCCATGCCCACTGGATTACACTATCAGTCGATGGGGATCCCACTGTGGGATTTCTATGGGGATATGGAATGTATTTTACGTGCTGATCTCTAGCAATGTCCTGAAGTCCGAAGATTACCTCCTCTTGCTTTGCATCATCCAGAACACAAAATTCATAATCACACTTTAGAAATCTCTGAAAATTAACTGCTTGAACAAGCAAGAAAAATGGATTATTTACTGCTGCTGTAAAAATCTTAAACATCAATTCTTCCTCAAAACAACCTGATATTCATCTTTGGCAATATAGAATCCATTCTCTAGAAAATATGGAATTGAGTATTTTGCCTTTCCATACTCACTCCTCTCATCTTGCCTCTGTGCCTGAACATTGCGAACATCATCTATCAGTATAATTCCATTTTCACTGATTAGATCACGTTCTACAATAATCTTAGCTTCGCGCAATTGTAATGCAGCGGTATGCTCAATTGGAGTCATATCTCCAGTATCAATGTAAAGAAAATCAATTTGTCCCTCACCAGATTCAAGAAATTCTTCAGAACTCATATGATAATATTCAATATTCTCCAATCCATCAACCATAGTTTGGGATCTTTTAATGTGCCTTGCATCAAGATCAATGGAGATTAATTCAATACATGTTCCCTGAATCAACTCACCAAAAACTCTAGTGAAACACCCGGCACTCCAATCCCAAACATCTGGATTTTCTGGTTGCCAATACTTCGGATCATCTTCGTTACATCCCGGATACTTGCCATCCACAAAACTTCTGGATGTTCCCATTTCAACAATAAGGTTAAACTTATTCTTCAAAAATTCATTCCAACAATACTTAAATGTATCATATCTCAATTTTGGAAGTCTATCAAAGTATCCAATGATTTCTTCATCAGAATAATATCCGGACATACAGTTGTCCATATAGTGCTTGTAACGCTCAAGGGCATCAGATGTCATATACTTTTCTCCACTGATCTAAGGTTTTCGTTGTGTGTTGTTCAGAGCATTCTCTCATTATAGCACAAATTTCATTTCTATTCTCCTTCACAATTTCTACACACTCTTTAATTTGAGAGTGATCATCAAAATAAACTGCATATTGTGAATAGTATTCATTATACCATTCAACAAATTGAACAGTATCTGATGTTACTCCTGTGCTGAAGAAGTATCTAGGCATTCTAGACATACTGAAGAAAAGTTCTTCGCTTGGCAAAATAACGGGCATTTCAAGTTGCATCAATTCAAATGCAGTAAATTTTGAATACGCATCTGGATGCATCAAGAAGCAGGAAAAGTTTTTAGATAGAATCTTCAACTCTTCTGCTCCCCGATATTTTGCATGAGCAGCAATTAAACCATATTCTTCGCAAATCTCTTTACTATCTTGAAAGATATTGTCGTTGTGATATCGTGATACTAAAACATCTCCACAAATACCTTTGTCGATTAAATCGTTATGATGATCGCCACTAAATCCAACTAGATTTTCATAAACATCCTTTTCAGACAGTGGATTTGCTATGGTTTTTCCGATAGGTCTAATTGTTTCATACTCACAGTAAATATTAAACCGCTGCATCCACACCCTTTCAAATTCGGTGTATGGAATAATCTTAACTCTATCTAGTTCTAAAGCACCGCGAAAGAGATTATAATATCCAACATCACCATCCATCACATAGTCAAATCGATTTGACACCCAAATATTCAATCTTCCACGAAATTCATCAAAATTCTGTAGGAAGATTCTAGAAATGGGTGCCGTGTCGCTGGTGATCACATAATCAAACTGATTAAAGTAGTCTTTGTTATCTTCCCAAATTTGATTGGCAAGATCTTCACTCATCCTATACGAATCATATGGAAGTCTCTCATCCCAATGAGAAAATTGAGATTCGATTTCAAATCCCAATTCATGAGCAATATACTGATGATCCTTTAGGCATCCATAATGATGCGATAGATGCAAAACCCTCATAATACCCTAAACATATCTTGAATTCGATTTACATATGTGTGATGATCGCGAACAAAATTCATCGCATCACGCAATTTTGCCTCTGTACAATTTCTAGAGTCTTCTACAAGACGATCGTAGAGTACCTCCAGATCTGAATGACAAGTGAAGTGTGGTCCAAAAACGTCTTCAATCCCTTCATGATTTGATCCCGTCCATCTTCCATAACTGATATTTTTGAATAGTCTGCAAGGATAATAACGACCCATTCTTAAATGGGGTTCATCCCGAATGTCAACTGAAATAAATGATTGTCTGACCAGATCAATGTTCAGATTGATATCATACTCAACATTTGCATTGATTGCATTCCATCCTCCAACATTCATAAAATGTTTATTGTGAGAATTGCAAATCTGCTCAAACCTCTTAATATTTGCTCCTTGTGGAGTGCCAACAAAAAAGATGTGTTCGGCATTCTCATCAAATAATTTTGGTTCAATCTCATCAATCTCACCTGGAAGCAAATCAGTTGCCCACATTGTAGTTAATGTTTTTGTATACTCATGAAAATAATGATGCTGACTTAAGTAGGTCAATTCCATGTCATGTGGCCACTTAACGTTCCACTCAGGAATCCAACGATCAGAAAAGAATACAAAATTATAATAATGCGGATGAGTTACTCTTGCCTCGCTGCGCTCAGATGTAATCTCAAATGGCAGATCAGAGAAATGATCAAAATATGCACAATCCGATCTAATTGGCATATTCTGACTTACACTATTTTCTGTGATGAAAACCGTGTCCGAAAAATCAACTCCACTGACATCATCATTATTATCAAACCATTCGGTTTCATATCCAAGTTCTTGAAGAGCTCTCCAATACCCAAAATGCACATAAGAATGCGTATGAGTTCCGATCTTATGCCCCCATACAACTGCTTTTTTAAATGTTTTCACTCAACCAATCTCCCAATCTAATAGTAGGTTCCCAACCAAAGTCCTTTTTAATTTTACCAATGTCTGCTCTGGAATGCAACACCTCACCAATCCTGGGAGGAAGATGAATTTGATAATCAGAGATCATTCTAGCAATATGCTCAATTGCTACAGACTCGCCAGTTCCAACATTATAAACTTCACCATACTTATTCAAAAGAACTGTTGCCGCTTGAAGATTTGCTCTAACAACATCGGAGACATTCACAAAATCCCTTGTCTGGAATCCTTCTCCAACAATTGTCAATGGTTTACCCTCTTCCTTTTGCCTTCTAAAAATTCCCATCACCGGAGCATATTGACCCTGAGATGGTTGACGATTTCCATATACGTTAAAATAACGGAAGGTGATTGTTTCCATTCCGTATAGTTCATAATACATTTTACACAACTGCTCTCCAGTATATTTGGAGATGGAATATGTATTAAAGCAATCTGCAGTGTTTGTTTCTATGCTGGGAAGGAAAAGACTGTTCCCGTAAACTGCTGAAGTTGAAGAGAATACAAACCGTTTTACCCCATGACTACGTGATGCCTCTAGGGCATTTGTTGTCGATAGAACGTTATTGCGCATCGACTCATTTGGATATTCAACGCAATATTGAATAGAAACCTCGGATGCCATATGATAAACACAGTCAACACCTTCAAATAAGTGCTGAACCCTATCATACTCAGTAAGATCCTCTATAACATATGTTGCATTTTTATTAAAATGTGGAGTTCCCTTGGAAGAAAGATTGTCTATGACTACGACTTCATGCCCACTATCCACTAATAGATCTACAAGATTTGATCCTATAAACCCACATCCTCCAGTGACCAATGTTTTTAATTTCTGTTCCATCAATTTGTCCTCAACGGCAACCAATATCTTCTATTAAACATATAACATTCATCAGTAGGATATGAAGTCAATTTCTGATTAGTTGCTTCCAGAGAACTTGTCTGGAAGAACATCGGATCGTCAACAGAGTATACATTAAAATATTTTTGAACCTCAGCAAATCCTATATCATGATGATCTTCAATTTTATACCCATGCTCCGCAATTCTCTTGCAGAGTGATGTATAATCCTTTGAAAGGTATAGAATGGCATGTGCACCAACCATATTATAGATCCTAAGCAGATTCCTGTCAATCCTCTCATATTGATTAAATGGGCCGGAATGAGAATTCATCCTTCCCCAGGAGGACACTCCAAGGTATAGAGCATCGGCATCATCGGGAATCTCAATCTCATCATAAAACGAAAGCGGAATGCAATCATCTTCTAATAAAATGAATGGAGGTTCAATCATACCAAGTGCTTCAGCATGAGAAATAGCACATCCAACCTTACCAATTTCAGTTTCAGTTGCAGCAACCCTAGTTACATTCTTAAAATTCAACGCATCCAGAATATCTTCCATTCTCCGCCTACGTTCAACATCTCTATCCAGATTGATATAGAGAACTGGCAGTTCTGTCAATTTCAATTTCATGTTCTCAATTCCTTATGATTCTTCTGAAGTGCAATGATCTTTGGTTCGTATGGATAATTTGGATTGTTATAGAATTCTTCTGCCCAACAATATGAAGGGGTTAGACTCTTCGCCGGAGGATTATCAATCAAATATCTATTCATGTGAGACTCATCGTGCCAAAGGGCAACAACACCGTTCTCAAGATCTCTATTCACTCGCTCAGCAATCACCTCTGACATTTCAATAAACTCTTTGGTTCTTCCTCCATTAAATCCACCCGCATAATAAGTATTTCCATCACCGGGTGCAACATATGCAAGAGACTTTGGATTTCTATCATAAGACATATCCATAATACTATGAAATGATTGATATGGGTGCTGAGTTGCAACCACGCCATCAGCAAGAACTTCGGTGCCGACTGGATTATCAATTCTCATGTCAGCATCAAAGTAGAAGCAATAATCATGCTGAAGAATATAATCCCTTTCTTTCACAAAGTAATTATACCTTTTTAGAGTTGGCATTGGCCATGGTTCATGGTCAATATAATGAACACGAACATTATCAGATGTCTCCTCAATTTCATGATCCGTAAAAAGCAAGCAATTTATTTCTGCTTCCGGAATAAACTTCTCTGCAATATCATCATAGAGTTTTTCAACAAATTGCAAATACTTATTAGTTGCAATAGTAAGAATACAAATTTTCACAATCAAATCTCCCCTCTTAATGCCATTCTAATACCTTCCTCCAAAGAAATCTTTGGTGTATAAAAACTCAACATTCTACTGTTATTAGATACTCTATACTGAACTCCCACCGGGGCATCCAAAATATGATTTACTTCTGGTGAATATCCACGAACGCTACAGACAAGATCACATAGTTCGTTGAATGATGTTGCCACTCCAGATCCAAGATTTACAGGAACTGTAATATCCAACTTGATTGCATCGTCAACGGCATCGACAATATCGCGTATATGAATAAAATCTCGAACCTGATTCCCATCACCCCAAATATCAAAGGGGTTCATCAACCTATCTGCTCTAGCAATATAGGATGGGAATGGATAATCCAAATCCTGATCCGTTCCATATCCACTAAAAGGTCTGAATACGTGAGTCTTAATTCCCTCAGCACTCAGAAACTGCAACAAAAATTCTCCAGTAAGTTTTGCCCATCCATAAGTCATGTCCGGATTACTTACATTTGAAAGATCAATATCATCCTCAGTCAACTGATACTTTCCAACTTGAAGTTTGGTTGGATATGCAGCAGAGGATGAGAAGTATACTATTCTCCCAGGTTTTGTTCTGAGTGCCCAGTTGCACATCTCAGAATCGATCGATAGATCTGTCGCGACTGATAGTGGATCTTTATCTATGGTCTGCCTTCCACCAACAATTGCTGCAAGATGAACCACTAAATCAAACCTGTCGTTAGAAGTTTTAAAGAAGTCTCTGCAATCATTTCCTTCTTTTAAGTCAACTCCAACAATATCATGATCTGCATACTTCATCATAAAGTATTTTCCTACAAATCCTTTATGACCTGTGATTAATATTTTCATTACAATTTAATCCAAGAATCGGGACATACATCTGAATGATCAAGAGTGTTTAGTGGTCCACCCCACTTATCTTTATTTGGGCATACAATAGGTCTTGTCCTATTTCTCTGCAGCCAAGCACCCCACCAACTAAATGAACTATTACTAATTATACCACCATTACATAGAGACATCAAGCACAAGTCATTATATGGGATCAATGCACTTTGCTCATATCCTTGATTAGTCAACCAAGAATTTATTGGCATTCTATCATCAGTTTCTGAGAAATAAAACCTATCTGGATCAAACGCGCTTTGTTGTTTACACCAATCAATATCATCCGAAAATATCAAAACTGGAATATCATCATCAAAGTGAGTTAATGCTTCGCCAAAATAATCCAGTGTCAAATTATAATGATACTGTGGTCGTTTTACATAATCACCGCGTCTAACATGAAGAAATATTGGTGCATTATCAAAAGACTCAATTAATGACTTACATTCATCAAAAATTTCATCTACAAATTCAAAATCTTTACGAACATCATCTTCTATATGTTTAAACCATTTTTCGGATTGAAAGAATCCACAAATACTCACTCCATCCGGACACTCATCCATAAACTCTTGATTAAAATAAAATGTTGTAGAATGACAGGGATCGTCTGACGATCTGTGCTTATATGTAGGATGCCCAATATACCCAAGATGTTTTACATCATGAAGTTTAAAGACATCGTGTAATAAGTAATTCGACACTCTGGTGCTGTCATTTGGTGGTACGCAATAAGTATATCCATGATATGCCGCAATGCCCTTCAGAGCTGCATATTGGAACATAGTGTTTCCCAACCATCCCTTTCTACCAAGTTCATCAAATCCAATCATAATCAAACACCATAGTTTATTACTTAATTATATGCAAAAAGTTTCTGCCAAAAAATTGCACCATCCTGAGGCATCCAAACCCACTCCTGTGTTCCGTCTGAGTATATTTTTGCCACATTTGTCAGATTGGAAGATCTACAAATAAGCAAATTACACATACTCAAAAGATACATTTCTAGAAATGCCTCCATCCACCATTTTTTTGTTGGAAAATTTAAAAGTTGCATTTTAATACTATTCTCATTCGCACTCTCCGCTCTCATCAAATTATCAACGTATCGAACTCTATCTCCAAATTTATCAACGAATCTATAGATACTTTCTTTATTATCCGATGCAACAAATATATTTGAATTCTCCCATTCAGATAATGAACTATAGTATTCCACTATTTTCAGATAATGATCGATCGTATATATCCCATGCTTCGGATGCTCAATATGCATATCAGTCATTCTAACATGAATCCCTATTGTTGGGGTAGAAATGAGATGTTTATACTGATCTATGTAATTTTGCATCTCATCAGTAAATGGATATTGTTTAACAATGTCCTTATATTTTCCAAATAGAAACGCATTTTCTATAGGGTCTAAATGAGTATGTGTGCAATATCCTCTTGCAGGAATTCGTTCACACTCATCCCAATCAAAACTTGGTTGCTGAAAAATATAATCAAATGGATTCCCAAAACAATTTGCCCTATTATCAACACAATTTAAATAAGCATTCTCATATGTCAAATTTGATAGATTTTGAACCACGAACATCATTTTACTGAATACTCCGCCTGCATCTATATCCAGTATAATATTCATATGCTTAGGATATTTGGCGGTAATTATTTATTGGCAAGATGTCTATCTAGGTCTCCGTTTTTCCTTCCAGTCCCATGTCGCCAATTGTGGCAACCAAATATAGTTTTGCTTCTTTTTGGAAAATATCTTTGCCACATTTGGAAGATTAGATGTTCTACAAACAATAGTATCACATCTACTTAAAAGACACATTTCCAAAAATGCTTCCAACCAAAATCTTTTCCTGTGAATATAGTCATATTGGAGTTGTGTGGAATTGCCATTATCATATTCACATCTCAACATATTTGGCACATACCCAACTCGTTCACCAAATTCACTTTTGAATCTATGCAACGATTCATTATTATCAGACGCTACAAATAACTTAGCATCTGATTTTAATAATAAAGATTCTGATAGGTGCAAATAGTGATCAATATTATATACTCCATAGATTTTATGAAGCACATTCATGTCTGTCAATCTAACATGGACCCCAATTGTATTATGAAAAACTAAACGCTTATGCTCACAGATCAATTGTTCTAAATCATCAGTAAAAATAAACCTTTGAGCCCAATGTTTATATGATTGAAATAATGCAGATTCTTCGATTTTATTTCTGTAAGTGTAAGAGCTCATTCCTTGTGCAAAATACCGCTGATATGTATTGTCAACCTTGGGTTGAACAAAAACATAATCAAACGGATTTGTATAGATTATATTGGCGTTGTCGTCACTGCAATTTACATATGCATTTTGGGGATTATATTTTACTAAATTTTGAATGGCAAACATCACTTTACTGAATATACCCGCTGCCCCAACATCGAGTAAAATATTCATCCTTATTGGTGATGACTACACCTTATTTAGCCACACCTCGATCATTTCATCAATCATACTATTGAAAGTATACTTTGGTTCCCATCCAAGAGTCTCACGAATTTCATGAGAATCGCCACGAAGATACTTAAGTTCTTCAGCTCTCATATAAATTGGATTCTGAACAACATGATCCTGATAATTAAGTCCCAAGGAAGTAAACACATAATCACACAACTCTCTAACTGTTCTAGTTTCTCCAGTTGCAACAATCCAATCCCTAGGAATCTCATGATTCAGAAGGAGATGCATAGCACGAACATAATCATAAGAATGTCCCCAATCACGACTGGAATCCATATTCCCCATTTCCAGTTTATCACGAAGACCTTTCTTAATCTCAACGGCACCCTTCACAACTTTATGAGTTACAAAGTTAGTTCCTCTACGTGGAGATTCGTGATTAAAGAGGATGCCATTACAAGCATGAAGTTTATATGCATTGCGATAATGGCGTGTGAGATTATATCCCATCACTTTGGAGCATCCATATGGACTGACAGGACTCATCACAGTTGTCAATCTTTGGCATCCATCTTCATCGACAGAATTGCCAAACATCTCAGATGAACTTGCCTGATAAAACTTTGCCTCTGGCACAACATTACGATATGCTTCAAGTATATTCAAAACACCAAGAGAATTTGTTTTGATTGTAAAGGATGGAACATCAAAACTAACTCGCACATGACTCATCGCGGCGAGATTATAGATCTCATCTGGTTGAACCTTTTTTATAACACTATACAAAGAATGCTCATCTAAAAGATCCCCATAATGCCTTGTTATGCGTTGATCAATCTCCTGAAGTCGCGAACTTTGATTTTCTGCCACAGATTGACGACGAACAATACCATGAACTTCATATCCAAGATCCAAAAGATACTCAGCAAGATATGATCCATCTTGTCCAGTAATTCCAGTAATTAATGCTCTTTTCACTTAAATGCCTCCATGTTTCTTAGATCAGGATAATCAGAAATGTCCCATCGCCTAGGTTCTGTTGCAATCGCTGCTGGCAATTTCTGCAGACCCAATTCAGCAGTTTCTGGTGTCATATAATAGTGATGTCCCAACATCTTAATGTCCTGCTGTCTCCAGGGAGTCCCTCTCATTCTACCATCATATGAGAAAGGTTCCAAATATTGTCGTGCTTCTTCATTATCCAAAAGAATCATTCCACCTCTACCAAGACTCAGATGTTTCTGGAATTGAAAACTCAAGCACATATAAGTTCCTGGGATGTAACTATCTCTCTGCCAGAGAACGGCAGCATCGATGATATTCGTATGCCCAAGATAATAATAATCTTTCCAATTGTCTTCACGCCATTCCCACTCAATTCCAAGTTTCATAGGAAGAAACGGAACTGAAATGTAAGTTCTGGGGGGAACAGTGACCTTACTATATCCCTCATACCTCAAACAAAGTTCCAAAGCATGAGTGCAAGAATCAACTGCTAGAGCATATGGAGCACCAAAAAATTCTGCAACTCTTTGCTCCAATTCTGTGACTGGATCAAAACTCATAACCTAACTCCCGCGCATATTGAATCATTTGTATACTTTTTCGTGATTTTATTGGTCTAGCTGGACTTCCTGCATAAATTGTCCAAGGTTCAGTATCTTCTTTAAGAAATGAATTTGCTCCCAGAACGGACCCCTCTCCCATAGTTACTCCAGACATAACAACAGAATTTGCACAAACTCCAGAGAATCTTCGCAAGTTTATTGGTTCTAAAATCTGACTATCTTTATACATATCTGGAATCATAGGACCAATCAAACCATCTCCCTGAAAAAGATCAGAACCACATATCATTCTTGCACCGGTTGATATGAAACAAAAACTCTCAATATTTAATAAGGTCTTCTTTCCACCAATTACAGATACGTGTGGAGATATATGCACATAATCACCTATTCGTAGACCAGTAGTGCACACAAATCCAAAATCAATTGCAACATGATTTCCAATCTCAACAAGTTCCGGTCTAGTGATATTTACATATTCATTTATGTATACATCTTCACCTAATTTCATTTAAAAATACCTTATCAAACTCAATTCCCTGATAGGGTCCAGTTTTGTATTCATACACAACAGTATCATCTTCCAGAATATCATATGTATGACCGCCCTCAAACGTCATGGAACAATCCCCCCGATTTAGAATTTGACTTTCAAGAAGTTGATCATCAAGATCATACATATGAACTCTCACAGATCCCTGAATCACCACCCAAGATTCTTGAGCGATCACTTGATCCACACCAGGGACATTTTTCCAAATGTGTTTGTGAGGGCGAAATGTTTTTCCCGCATCCATTCTCAAAGTTGCTAATTGAAGAAACTCATTATCAGGAGCGACATTAGTTCTTTCGGTAATTTCATCAAACCGATTAATTAAATGAAGAAGTCTACCTTCTTGTACTTTTGAATATACTAAATGCACAAGATTACCTCCTAACTCCATAAAGAAGAACGTTCGGTGCACCTGTTGGGCAACGATCATCCTCGACTACAATTTCAAAATCTTTAGATGCAACCTCAATAAATCTATCAGAATTCATATTTCCATGCGTGAAATTGTTATATGCCATATAAAATCTATTGGCATTAGCAATCACATCATTATAATAATGCATTTGTATCTCTTCACTACACTCGGAGAATGCATAGTTACTGATTACAAGATCGGCACCAACAATCTCATCCAATTCAAAGCAGGATAGTTGGGATACTCTATCATCAAGATCTGAAAATTTTCCAAGATATTTTCCTGAAAGTTGATTTACCTCTGGAAGATCAATTAAAACATAATTTTCAAAATCAATAAAGGAACTCAGCACTCTACAAAGTCCACCATATCCCCCACCAATTTCAACAACATTTTCAATGTCACCAACTTCATCCCCAACAAAATCAAGAATATCCAAAGAATTCTTTACATATCTTAAGGTAGATGGGGAGATTTCTCCAAATACATCATACGAAAATAGTTCTGGATTTCCGTAAAGATCATTCTGCTTGATTTTTTGAAGTTGCTCATCAGTAATGATAGATGCATTCTTCATTTGATTAATGAAGATTTGTCCTCCCTGCCGAGTAGTGTGCTCCAAAATTACACGATATGCTCGATCGCGTTTAAAATTATCAAATTCTACATCATTTCTACAAAATCTCTTACATGATCCAAGATAATCAGTAATATCTTGTTCTGGAACATTCCATTCGCAGTATCCCATTAAATTCTCTCCCATTCAGTCGGTATTAAATCTTTAGTGTCCTTATCTGCATATGCAGGACCAAACCACATTTTTGGCGCAATAACTTTCTTATTTGGATTAGAGATCAACCATGCCCCCCACCAACTCATACTGCTATTAGCAATTATAGCATGATCACACAAAGACATCAAGCACAGATCCACATAAGGAACCAAAGCCCCATCTTCATAAACATGCTCCGGTTCTGAGAAGAAGAACCTATCCGGAGCAAAAAATTCCTGCTCTTTACACCAATCAATTGCATCAGAAAATACAATAATTGGCATGTCTTCAGGAAATCTCCTCAATGCTTCCTCATAATATTCAAGCGGTTGCACAGGATGTTGGTCTTGAATATTCACATATGCCCACTTAAATCCCCTTTTGTCTGCAAGATTAGGATCTCCCCGGCGAACATGAAGGAAAGCAACTTCTTGCCCCTCAAATTCACTCATGAATTCCTTACATGGTTCTAACCACTCTTCCCGAAAAACAAAATCCTTACGAAGATCTTCTTCAACATGCTTAAAATATTTTTCAGATTGAAAGAAACCATTGATATTTACATCATCTGGGCAATTATCAAACAATTCCTGATCGAAGTGATAATGCCTTTCTTGAACAGCATTTTGATTTCTCAACCACGCAACGTTTTTATTTGTGGTAAGTTCAAATGCCTCAAGTAGACCATAATTATCAATCTGAAGATTCGGGTCATATGATGGAATAGTATAATCAAATCCATGATGTGCTGCAATTCCTTTCAGAGCAGCATATTGGAACATCTGATTGCCCAAACGTCCCATTCGTCCAATATTATTAAACCCAAGCATGTTTCATTTCCTCAAAGACTTTTGCAATGCCCTTATCAATTGAAGTTTTTGGCAACCACCAACCAGTTATGTAAGTGTCTGCCTCATTTCTCTTGTCCATTTGAACACTATCTTTAGCGATTCCGGGTTTGATCTTAACATCATAGTATCCAATCAAATTGAATTGCCCCTGAATAAGTTCAGCAATTTCTTTGATGGAGGTCGATCTGAATGATGTGATGTGAAGAGGGTCTTCTGGTTTAAAGTCAGTATAATTTTCCATGATTGTTTCTAGACCTTCGCAACAATCCTCAGCATATAAAAACTGACGTTCCTCTGTTCCATCGGTCATCATTTCAAACTGACGCTCCTCAAATCCCCTACGAATAAAATCAGTAATTACATGTGATTTTTCGAGATCTTTTTCAATACCATATACATTCCAAAACTTAACAGTCAATCCATTAAGGTTTGTGGTATAGAGTTCGCCAACTCTCTTCATGACCCCATAAGGAGAATAACTCATATTACTCATCTGTGATGATGCAAATACAAACCTCTTTTTATATTTTTCCAGAAGTCCAAATACATTTGCCATCATACGAGTGTTGTTGTCAATGAATTGAAATGTATGTTGATACTTCTTCAAATATCGAGAACCGCCAACATCAAATGCAAGAAAGAATACAAAATCAGAATTCATAATTCGTTCTTCCAAAAGAGGATTTGGAATCATCCTAAGGTCCTCATGAGGATTGTTTACAAGATCAAACTCATAAACATAATGTCCCTTTTTACGCAGATACTCAACAAGATATGCACCAATCTGTCCAGCAGATCCTAATACAGTAATTTTCATATCAACCCAAAACCTTTTTAGTTTGCTCAGAAATCCAATTATAAGTTTTACGAATTCCCTCTTCCAGGGTCTGAGAGTAATCCCATCCCAATTTTTCGCGGATTAAATCATTATTAGAATTCCTACCACGAACACCAAGAGGACCATTAATATGAACCTTATGAACATCTTTGCCAGCAACTCTTGCAGCAATATCAACCAGTTCATTAATTGTCACCATTTCTTCTGATCCAATGTTCACTGGTCCAATGAAATCAGAATCAACCAATCTACGAGTTGCCTCTACGCATTCATCCACGTATAGGAACGAACGGGTCTGTTTACCATCGCCCCAGACCTCCACAGCACCGCCGGCAGCGGGAAGATAAGCAACCTTCCTACAGATGGCAGCAGGTGCCTTCTCACGCCCCCCTCGCCAGGTCCCTTCTGGCCCAAAGATGTTGTGATAACGTGCAACGCGAACAGGAATGCCGTGATTTCTATGATAAGCGAAATACATACGCTCGGAGAATAGTTTTTCCCATCCATACTCAGAATCAGGTGCAGCAGGATACGCAGACTCCTCTCTGCAATCAGGATTAGCAGGATCCAATTGATTATGCTCTGGATAAGCACATGCGGAAGAAGAATAAAAGATTTTGGTTTTATTTACACCCTTAAAATCATTCAATTCGCGAACAGACTCAAGAACATTTAAATTGATTGCGCAAGAATTATGCATAATTTCAGCATCGTTTTCGCCGCTAAATACAAATCCAGCGCCACCCATATCGGCAGCAAACTGATAAATTTCATCAAAAGTATCAACATATTTTGAGGGTACGAATTTGTAAAAATTGCCAAGATGTCCTTTGAACTGGATCACTCGTTCTACAAGTGCTTTATCACGAAGATCTCCAAGGACAAATTCATTCGCAGCAGTTTCAGAAAATTCCGGATACTTAATATCAACACCGCGAACCCAATATCCTTCAGATCGCAGTCTCTTTACCATGTGACTTCCAATAAAACCACCAGCACCAAGAACAAGTGCCGTCTTCCTATACTCACTCATAGAATTCATACTGTCTGATCATATTTAGTCTACAAAAAAAGGAGGTATTTGTCAACCTCCTCAAATCTGGTTTTATAGTCGCTTCCCGCCACCACCAATTTTTTGACTGGTAATTGGAAACCAGGCAGGAGAGATTCCCATCCGCACCAACAGGCATATTTAATGTCCCTTATCCTGTGGGGACTGAGAGTAATGAACCTATTTTGTTGGACCAGAAACAAAGTTATTGACAATCTCTGCTTGTGTAAGCACTTCATTCAAAGAAGGAAATTGTGGAAAATCCATCTTGACAGTGTTTTTAGGATCTTCATTCCAACAACGAGCAGTATCATATTCAATACTAAATTTATCATTTAGCATATTATATGTCTGCTTGAAAATTTCAAATCTCAATTGATACGGTGTCATTTATTCACTCCTGTGTATTGTGTGTATTAAGGGTCATTTGACTCCACCAGTGCTGTTATAGTCCATCCGTGACTTTCTTTTCATAGTCAAATCCAAGTTTTTTAAGTGGATTGACTACTGCTTCATGAAGACCATCTAAAATATATCGTTCCCATCTATAATCATTATGATTCGAATCAATTGTTAATGGATGTAGTCCATCATATTTCATATGAACTGTAATATTAATCGTATGATACCCGACATCATGAAAGATACTTTCTTCTAGGGAAGTAAATCCAACTAACTTCAAATCAACTCCCAACTCCTCTAAAGATTTTCTATGAGCAGCTGCGATCCAAGACTCGTTTTTATGTATTCTCCCTCCAGGAATCCACCACATGTCCTTTGCAGGTTCTTCTTTTCTATGAACAAGTAAATACTCACCATTTGGATTTGTCACCACCAAATCCACGCAGGTGGTTGGCATCACCTCTCTGATTTTTAAATAAAGATCCCGATCGATAAACATTTTAGGGTCCTAATAAATCATAAAGTTTGCCCAATTCAATTGCGGTGAAAAACCCACACAAAGCCAAAGCATCCCACATTTTAAGATAATAGAGAGATGGTAAAACCAAAAGTCCACCAATAAGTTTAACACATAAACCAAAGGTGATGTCCCCCCATAAAAGAATAACATATCCAATTATTAAGAATAGATTTCCTACATAACGCCAAAATGTTGGACGATGCAGTATTAAGTTTTTCATGACATTCTTGAGATTCAGTCGTCTTTTACATAACAGGGAACCCTATCTGGATCCAACCAACGAGCATACTGATCATCTTCCATTGCGGTAAGACATTGAAGTTGATTATCAAAAAGGTAAATGTCTCTCCAACGCTTCGTATAATAATCCTGCTTTTGCATACGATAATCAGGTTTACCGTTGATTTCTAGGATGCCACATTCAACGAATCTGTATCCATCACGCTCAAGAAGAACTTTTGGTTTCATGCGACTTCCAGAGATTCAAGGTCCTGATAAACATATTCCATGAGCATTTCATAGTCATCCAAAGGATCACCAGAAAAAACTACACCTTCATTTTCATAATAACGACGGACCTTTTTATAAAGTTTTGGATTCTTTACATCAAGATAAAAGTCACCGTTTGCAGCACCTCGAAGGGTTTGCAGGTCTTTCTTGAATTTAGAAACGATGGTCATGTCTAATAATTGATTACCTTTTTATTATAGGTGCTTGACTGAATGAAGTCAAGTGTGTGGGACAGTTTGTGATCTGTCCTATACCCGTGGTCGGATTCGAACCGACCCTGAAAAGATTTTAAGTCTTCTGCCTCTTCCGCTGGGCTACACGGGCATGTATGGGACCATTATAACTCAAAGAGTGCTAATGGTCAATGCAGGTTGAGAGGATCGAACTCTCCTGATGGCGCTTTATGAGAACGCTGCCTTCTACCAGATGGCTAAACCTGCTTATTAAAGAACTCTTTCCACCCATCAGCGTTGTGGAGTTCTTGATGACAATTATGACATAGAAGGTCGCATTTGTCAACTTCTTCTAGGAGTAATTTGAGTTTTGTATTACTAAATGTTCTAGAATCCAGTCTAATTTTTTTCTCTGATGGGTCTCTGTGATGGAAGCATAGCATTGCTGGTCTGCTTTCACCACATTGTTGACACTTTCCACCTTTTGATTGTATCGCTGACCACTTTCTCTCATAGGCAACTCTCTTTTGCCTATCATAGGTATTTCTTTGTTGTTGACTTGTTTTGTATTTTGGATCGTTTTGATAACGCCATTGATGTCTACATTTATCGCTACACCAAGTTTTGAGGCGACCTTTAGTTTCTCTCTCATTAACAATTTCACATCCACAACCCTTACAAGTTGAAATTAGTTTAAACATAATGGTGTTATGAATATCTACATAACTATTTAGAAAAATTATAAGTTATAGGGATACTGGGATTCGAACCCAGACCTCGCGCTAATCTGGCGCTAATACGGATTATAAGGCCGCTGTTCTACCGTTGAACTATACCCCCATAAAAGCACTATTGTGCATCAGTATTATCTACCGTATGTATTCGCAGAAATTCATCAGTTACTGGCACCATTACTGCTGTTTTGCCAGTATTATCAAGAATTCCAATAGTCTCTCCTGTTTCAACTCGATCCATCATTTCATCCCAACGTTCAAGGAATTCGTCAACAGAATAGGTTTCCATTTAAAAAGATAAAGAGTTAAGTGGTCGGAATGACAGGATTCGAACCTGCGACCCCTGCTTCCCAAAAGCAGTGCTCTACCAAACTGAGCTACATTCCGTTATTCACATCATACTACTTCTTGTTTTTCTTGTCAAGTTCCTTCTGTCTGCGATTCAGTTCTTGCTTGACTGCTTTGCCACCACTGCGATCTAACACAAGTTTTTTAATTTCCTTTTTAGTTGGTTTCTGTCCAACAGGTGCAGTAGCAGACTGAAGAGTATAAGTCCTAACACCATCCACTTCACTATAAGTTCCAGGAACTGCATGTGGAGGAATGCCGGGTTTTTTGCCCTCGCAGATCTCATAAAACTCTCTGAAAGTAAGCATCTCTGTTCTCTGGTCACTTATGATTATATTTATCAAGCGGTGCCCAGTGTTGCCAGTTGTATTTGTGAATTGCCCAAATTCCCAGAATAGGAACAAAGACCAATAGAGTGCCCATAACTCCCAAAGCAACGGAGTTTTGCATCACACTCCTAACGAACAATTGAACCAGATGCATGAGTAGTGACCTCCTTTCCGATACTTACATCATATCCACCCGTATGAAGGTGGGGGGTTTTAATGGACAGTTCCCCCACCGGCACAGGGAGTTTAGCGAACGTGATGCCCACCAAACATGTATCGCATTCCATTCAGAACACGATTTGCGAAATTCCCTAACCTGCGACTCTCAAACCGCGCAAATAACGCACTAGAAAGGACAGGAGCGGGAACCCCAAGGTCCACAGCGGCAGAAACAGTCCAACGACCCTCACCGCTGTCGGAAACCCCTCCATCGAATGATTCAAGTCCACCATCCCGGCGAAGAACAGCAGCGGTAAGGTCAAGTAACCAGCTACCAACAACACTACCGCGACGCCAAAGCTCAGCCACTTCAGCAACATCAATATCATATTGATAACTCTCCGGATCCGCCATAGGAGCAACTTCTGCATCACCTTCTCTGACATACTGCGACCCAAGATTTGCGTTATGCAGAATATTAAATCCTTCAGCGTATGCTTGCATGATTCCATATTCAATTCCGTTATGAACCATTTTCACGAAATGGCCTGCCCCAGGTTCGCCACAATGCAACCACCCAAGTTCTGCTGAAGTTATATCTGAGCCATAATCGGTGCGCGGTGCGGTACTGATGTCTGGGGCGAGCGCGTTGAAGATGGGGCTACAATAGGAGACTGCAGAATTTCTGCCTCCAACCATAAGACAGTATCCACGCTCCATACCGTACACACCACCAGAAGTACCACAGTCAATATATTCGATGCCATACTGATCATGAAGCCTTTCTGCTCTACGGCGGCTCTCCTTAAAATTGCTATTGCCATGATCAATAATAATATCTCCACGGCGACAAAATGGTAGTAATTCATTCAGCGTGTCCTCCACAGTTTCTGCCGGAACCACCAGCATATAAACAGATCTTTCCTCACCAGAAAGAACCTTTGTTAGTTGCTCAATACTTGTAACGACACCACTCACATATCCATTTTCATATGCTTCACATGCCGCCTCATAATTCCTGCGATATCCCCACACAGAAATATTTTCACCAGATTCTTGCATCAGTCGCTTTGAGCGGGCAATAATCCTACGGGACATTCCTTCACCCATACGACCAAGACCAATCATTCCAACTTTCATACTAATACCCCTCATCATCAAGTTCATCTTCATAAGTGGAAGGTTCTTCAAACAACTCTTCCATCTTTTGCTTTAGAATTCTATCTTGCAATTCCTTTAGGTCATCATCTTCTAGCTTCATCACAATCAATTCTTCTCCTGCTTTAACTCCACGCATCTCCGGGTGTATTTTATACTCTGGACACTTGATGTATCCGTGAGTTTCTTTCATGACAATAATTCCATGAATGACCATACTGAGGATCACAAGGAATAATACCAGAAAGATGATGGGAATCACATTCCGTGCCTCATGGCGTTTACAACGGTAATCAATCCGTGAGTATAAAACGCAAGGACGGTTGTTCCAAGCACAGAACTAATAAAAGTTGCTGTTCGATTGTGTTTCGCCATCGCTTTATCGATGGACCTATCAATCATTTCTTGAATTTCACTTTTCTCACCATCATTCATGATCATTACCAATTACAGAAACTTTTTATCAAGAATATTTTCTAATGGGTCCTTCCCGGACTTTAGAATTGCACACGCTCTTGTGTAGAACATGTTATTGGTATTTCCAGAAGCTTCCATAGCCTCCTTAACCTTTTTCCAATTTTCTAGAGTATGTGAATCCATTTAATTATCCTAAAGGACAACGGAGAGAACAGGAATCGAACCTGCGAAGCTTTAACACCCAGCCGCTTTCAAGGCGGTGTCCTCGACCAACCGGACCCTCTCCAATTATAATGTCAACGAACTTCGAAGTCAAGTCTCTTAACTTTTCGTTGTCTTCTTGATTCCTGATATGCAAGATCTTCATTCGATAAAACACCGCTCTTCTTTGCGGCATGTGGTGAGTTTATCATAACCACCTTGCTCAAGTCAACTGCTGAAATTTTATCCTGTGCAATTGTTGTCATATTATCACAACCACACGAAATAGGTCTTGATAGATAATTTTCTATTTCCCTATTACACGCCTTACATCTAACTCTCATGGTCCCATTATGTTTAACTACTTATTTATACATCACCAAATGATTTGAGCATCCAAATAACTTTGCCATGCGCCTCATTTAAATCATCAAGAAGATTCACAGTTCCTCTAGATTTTTGATTATCTGCCTCATTTGCAGCGGCATCTAACATAGATACAATCTTTTTATGATCCTCTAGAAGATCGCGAATCATTTCCATTGCGGAAATATTGGTTTTTGCTTCAGAAACGCCAGACACTTCCAAAACTCTTGAAAGAGAACTGATTGGTTTAATGCCCAAGAATCTCATGTGCTCTGAGATTCTATCAATTTCTTCCTGAAGATCATTATATTGCTCTCCAAAAAGGTCATGAATTTGCTTAAAATCAGGTCCAACAACATGCCAGTGATAAACCCAAGTTTTCTGAAATAGCAAAAAGAGTGACGCTTGAGTGTCACTCAGAAGTTTATAGAGTGTTTCCATGATACTTTTTTTAGTATTTATGTAAACATGGGCGATACTGGATTCGAACCAGTGACTTACCACTTGTAAGGAGGCCACTCTACCACTGAGTTAATCGCCCATTTTGTATATTTAGAGATCTACTGGGCGATGTCCCAACAGAAGATCATAAAGTCTAGAGACTTTTTTATGCTTCTCCTCATAATACTTAGAAAGAGACTGAACCTCTGCAAGAAGTTCTTCATAAACACGACGCGAATCATAATTCTCATCG